GTTCCGCGACCTAAGAAGATAGAAGCGCCAGAAGCAGGTGTGAGTTTAAGATCCCACTCGTACTTGCCGGGAGCGCAGTTGATTGTTGTATCAATCTGCACCTGTGGAAGTGAGTTAGGATTAAAAGTAATTCCGTTACCAACTGTAAGAGATAGCGCAGTTGTCTTAGCGAGCGCAGATGTACGGAACTGAAGGATTGGCGTATAACCAGCCAAAGAGATCAGCGTTCCAGTTGAATCTGTATAGGAAAAAGCAATAGCCCATTCTTGGTTTTGGCGAACTGTAATGTTAAGCGGATCAGGCGTTTGGCTTATCGCTTGTGATGGCATCAGGTTCTCCAATAGGTGTATTGCACTTAGGGCAGATTCGTGTGGACTTTGGTGCTGGCATCCTGCAATTAGGGCAGAACACCGCAAGCGCAGAAAGGTAATTCAGCGCATTTGAGCCTTCACTCAGTTCTGTTACCGCCCAAACCATTGCATCCATGCGGTCAGGGCTTTTCGTGCTAATTCCCGGTTCGTATTCGCAGAGTTCATCTTCTAGTTCGGGGAAATATCCGACCATGTGAAGTTTGCTTTGCTCAGAGAGCGCGGCAATAGGTTCTGCGCGTACAGTCTTGCCGCGTGATGCGGTGACTTTCTTTACGGGAACTGTGTTCTTTACTTGTTGCAAAAGATGAACTACCAAATCGCCGCCGTTATTCGTTTCAGCGATGATGCGGTCTGCTTTGTGTAGTTCAAAGGCATAGACGGCTTTCTCAGCCCATACTTGAGGAGAAGCCTTAAGTGTGTAATCAGCGAGGATGTAGTAATGACCATCTGGGCTTAGCCCTGCAACTACGATTCCAGTTGAGTCTGATTCATCGCCAGATGTGACGGCGGGGTCAATACCAACAACAACACGGGTGAGGTGAGGTGGTTCTTGAACTCGGGCAGTTTCAAGCAAGCCACGCGACCAAAGAGCGCCGGGGTTATCGTCAAGGATTGCGCCGTAAAGTTCTTGCTGACCTAAGCGAGTGCCAGCATAACGCGATTGCATCTCAAGAAGAGCAGACTGGGAAAGGTTCTCAGCGTTATCAAAGGTTGAGCCGCGTGTGACTACGGTTGATTCACGCTTAACGAGGTCTTTGATGAGTTTAGTTGGGCGAGGCGTTGTCGTGATGACGGTCTGAGTGTGATCGCCTAAGCGCAAGCCAAACTGCAACTGATTCCAAGTATCGTCATATTGCCAAGCGGCAAGTTCGTCAGTCCATGCAAAGTGGAACTGTGGGCCGCGCAGGGAGTCAGGTGTATCAGCCGAGAAGGTCTGAATGATACTGCCGTTCTTGAGCGTGATAATGCCGTTGGACTTGTTCCAGTCTTTTACCGCATCGTATTCACGCAAGATGCTCAGGATACCTGATACGCCCTCTACGCAGACATTTCGAGTGTCTGAGAAGGTACGCGCAACAATGGCGCAGCGAACGCCATCATTTCTAACTGCTTTAGCGGCAAGCCATTCAGCGCCTAATCGGGTCTTACCAAATCCTCGACCAGCCATGACCAGCCAATTTGACCAGTTACCTTCAGGTGCTAGTTGGTTCGGGCGCGCTATCCCCTTCTGAGGATGATGCCACTTCAGGTAGCGAAGTGCGGTCAGGTCGGGATTCAAGTTCTGCGCTGAGTCGCTTAATTGCCTCATCAACGGTTTCCCCATTTCCGACTACGGCAGTTCGACTCGTAGCGTTGCCTTCTAGGAGTTCTGTTTTGTCAATTAAGATGCCCAAAGTAATTGCGGCTTCTCTAGCCTTAAGATCCTCGACTATTCCGTCAAGGTGGCGTAAAACTTTGTTGCGTAAAGTCTTGAGTTCTGAGATAAATGATTCGCGGGTTTCAGGTACGAGTTCTGCTGCGGCTACTGCTATATCGCTTTTATGGGTTCCATTATCGGAATTTTCTTCAACCCATCGGGATAATGTGGCAACACCAATGTTAAGTTGCTCAGCAGTCTGTGTAAGGTTTCCCCCGTTAGCCTCAAGGGTTACTAAAGCCTCTGCGCGAAATTGTTCTGTGTAAGCCATGCTGAAATCTTACAGGCTTTTACTTACAAGCGCCAAGCGAGCATCTAAAAGGTCATCAACGCTAGAGAGGTATAACTGCCTTTGTTGATATGTAAGGCGATTGCCATAACGATCTTGTAAGCGTTCGCGCAAATGTTCGAGCGCTTCATCAATCTCTTCAAGATTCGCTTCTGTGGTTACCATGATCCTATTCCAGATACACGCCAACCAATTATAGGAACTATAAGTGAAATCAAGTCAAATGGCAAATCGCTTGAGGTGCTTTAGCGTTCGGCGGCGGTCATGGGCTTTCTGTAACTTATCAAGATCATACAACCCATCTTCGCAATCAATCTTATCTTCTTTAATCCAGTTATACACGGTTCTGTTTGTTACCTTGTAAAGCATAGAAGCCTGAATAACTGAAACTTTAGGCATCCAACATTTTTCCTAACAATCTCCATTGAGTTGAATCCCAAGTAGTTTCGCATACGCGGCAGGTGATAGTTGTTGTACGCATCTGCGGATTAACCTTGAGTTTAGTGTTGCAGGGTTTGCCAGCCTCATCAATAGTAGGGCAACTACCAATAACAATATCTTCAGACTTATGCCCTAAGACATAATTGACCTTGTTGCTGATAGTAACAATGTGCGTGACTAAATCTGCAATATCGCCGTACTCGTTATAGATCCATTGCTGGCGCTTGATGTGATATTCGCAAGTCAAAGTAATGCGGTTGATCTCTTCCCCGCGCCAAGTGATACGGGTTTCGTGGCGTATCTTTCGCATCTCTGATTCGTGCATCATAAGAACGGAGGATATACCCCCAGTACGCAAATGTAGGGTTTCCAGTCTGACTGGGAGTGGCGGTGTCTTAGAGCCTGATACCCGCTCTCCTTGCGCGCCATTACTAGGAAATAGTTCATCTTCAAGTTCGTGATAACGCGCAGGAAATAAGCGCAACTGCTCAACTGCAAAATGCCAGCACGATTCGCAAATCGGTCTTTCAGATTGACGGCGGCAGTTAGCGCATTTCATCGTGAAACTTCTTGCCTCCGTGAGTAGTTGTTAAATGCCAGTAATGACATTCAGGGCATAAATAAGATCGCATCTTGCGAGAGCCGTTGTGCTTGTGAATAGTTTTCTTAGATTTATCGGCTTCGCCTTTAGACCTAAACGCTATCTTATCGCACATCTCGTTTAGCCTTGAGAGCATCAACATCGGCAGGGTTGTAATAAACCTGCTTGCCTTTTTTCTCAACCCATACCAACTGCTTGCGGTGTTGAAGTTGATGAAGATTATTCTTGGTAATGCCAAGAATCTCGCATACGGTCTTTGAGTCAATTAGTTCCATGATGACCACTCAGGTTCGTCAGCAACTACTGGCTTTGACTTCTTTGCGCCAACAAGTTCAAGAGTGATGCTATCTGCTTTAATTTCTAATCCTTGCTTTTGCGTTCCGTCTTTGGCGGTGTAGTTGGACTGCTTAAATGCGCCAGTAACCTGAACACGCTGACCCTTTGCTACTGAATCGGCAACGAGTTCTGCTTGCTTGCCAACAACTGAAACAGAGAACCAAGTAGTGATCCCATCTGCCCAATTACCTGCCTTATCCTTCTCACGCGGGGTATAAGCAAGAGAGAAGCGAGCAACACCAAATGAGCCGTTCTTTCCGTCATAGAATTTAATCTCGGGATCTGTTCCTACATTTCCGCTAACTGTTATCTGCGCCATGTGATGCCTCCAATTTGTTGTAATTGCCTTCGTTGTCTAACACTACTACCTCTGCATCGTGAAGATGTAAGGGGTATTCGGCGGGATCTGCCCATGAAGGAACCATCCAGCCTTTCACCGTAGCCAGTTCTGGGTTTAGGTGAATACTATTTGTGCCTAAGTTATGGCACTTGTGATGAACCGCGATCAGGTTGGCAACTTCATCCTTGCCCCCACGCGATTTGAGTTTTCTGTGATGCAGAGCAAAATCATCGCCGGGTAATCCACACGATTCGCAATAGCCTTTAGCGCGAGCCAATACTGTTTCAGCAATCTTCTTATCCACGCTTTACCTGCTCGTAGAAATAGAATGGCGCGGAGGTGTATGGGTCTTTGCTTGCTGCTATTTTCAATGCCTCTTCAAGAGTTGCTTCATGTGCCAGCGCGCCAAGAGCGAGGCTAGAACCCGATCCAATAGCGTAATGACCGCTACCGTCAAGGCTAATGGCAAAATCGTCAGCCAAATCAAACACTTCACCACCAACCGCGATAAGAAACGCGAATCTTGTTTCGTCATCTTTGTCATCCTCTAATTTGAAATCGTTATCTTTAAAACATTGCTTGAGAGATGGAACTACCTTGGCGATCATAAAGTGATACAGGTCTTTTTTATCTGCTGCCGTTGGAGTTGGTGGAACCCAGATGTGCTGAGCAATATCGCAAGCAGAACTAAGTCCAGCGCCAGCGATCAAGTATTGACCGCGTTGAGTTATCTTTGCCATTTTGGGATGTGAATATTTGCGAACCGAGGTGACTTGGCTATCTGCGCCTATGACTACGCGATCTTCATATTGGATTGCCGCGATTGTGGTCATGGGCATACCTTACACTAGAAATAAAATAAGGGCGGGAGCGGAGAACTGGAGGTTTCTCTGCTCAACCGCCCTTGTGTCCTAGTGGAACGGCACTAGGAACTTTAGTACCAGTAATGGCTATGCCAGAACCGGAGAGCCTTGCAGGGCGAACCGTAGCGATCTCTCACATAGTTCAACCCTATTTGGATTTGCTTTTCAACAGTTGCTTTTGGGTTAAGCCCTAGCCGTTGCGGAATCCCGCCAGCATAGAATTTAATCCACTTGCCATCTATAAGCATTTTAACGGGCGTATGATTTTTAGCATCAGGCCGCCAGTTAGATTCATTCTGCCAAAGAGTTTGCAAGCATCCCCATTGAGTTGCCCATCCATAATTATTTAATTGTAGTTTTGCATATTGCTTTGCCGCCATTGGTGTTCGTTGTACGAACATCTGCTTTGGTGCTAATGCGTATGACGGGTTAGCGAGCGCGAGTCCTACCGCTAGTGCGGCTGCTAAAAGGAGTCGAGCCTGTAACCTCAGCGCGCGCCAATCTCTCCCCTGTCTAAGACTTCGATGGCGTTGCCTCCATTGATTGTAGTCTGCATTTCTGCATCCCCTTTCTTTGGTTGTGCGGTTATTGTAGTGCAGGTCGAGCAAGCGCGGTCAAATACGATCCATTCCCCGCATGATTTACACCTGCCGATATTCCATTCTGTGTTCACAAAACTAAATCATCTACTAATTCTTCAAGCATCTGAAGATCACCCGAGTTATCAAGGGTGCGATCAAAGATCCAATCATCCATAGCGGTTTCAGAACTATGCTCGTTGGCTGGATAAATACCTCTGCGATTTATGCGCCACACTTCCCCAAACATCCACTTGATTTCTTGGGCTTCGTCAGGGAATCGAACATCAGTCACTACAACTTTATCGCCAGCCTCAACATTGCCCAAAGCCATCTCAATCCACAACTGCGGATCAATGATGTTGCGACCTACCTCAGTACCCAATACCTGAAGCAAGCGCCGAACCTCTGGCATCTTCTTAGCCGCCTCCCACCCAAAGTCATCAAAATATTCTGAAAGGTGAAGTGGAAATTCTGCGCGTACTGCGATGATTGGATCAAGCGCAAACAAACACTCTCTGATCTTGTCGGCAAACGCTACACGCTTGTAGCCGTGATGCTGAACAAGGATGTTGGCAACCGTATCTTTTCCGGACTGGGCGTACCCAGACAATCCAATAATCATTTGCAATCCTCACAATAATTAGGGGTTCGTAAATATTTGCTTGCGGTGTAATAGACCTTTGAGCAATGAACGCAACGCGCTTGCTTTAATTTAGTTCTGCGGCTTGACGGTGATCCTTGAGTGAGCCATACCCACATCAAGAACATTCCCGTTGCCATTCCAAGATAACCTAAAATCATTTGGCTTCCTCCAAGCATTGCTCGCAATCTTCTTTCATAAGCACCAAACAAAGGCAACCTTTTTCATCGCAGGTATTGCCATGCTCGTAACACACATCAGGATTCATTAGTGACCTCCCCAACCTGTGCCGCGAAAATGTGCTGGCGTTGCTTGGAACTGTTTGCTCATCTGCTGGTTACAGAGTGGGCAGTTAGGTATAGAGCCATCTTCAAAAGACTGATACATCTCAATCTGAGATTGATCTGCTTGGCAACGATATACATAAGTTGGCATTAGAAAAGTCCAATCTGTTCAATAGTTGAAACAACCCAAACAATGCAATCGTTTCCATTTTCATTCTTACGGGTTTTGCCGGAATCGTAGATCAAGTTTTCTTTGAGCAACTTGCCGCGAGTAGGGCGCAAAGTATCGCCACTCATTTTGAGAGCAAACTGCATTTCCTGATCTGTGGCTCCCTGATCCATGCGATCAACAAGAAATTGATACACGCGGGCTTTGTGAGAACTCATGCGTGGCGCGGCTTTAATCTGCGCTTGAATAGATGTTGTTTTCATCGCTGACCCAACGCAATCTGCGCGCAGAGATCCTGTACCTGTAAAAGCGAGTTTTCTAGCCCGTTCTTCACAATCTGCTTACGGCGCGTTGTGAGATCAAGGGCGCAAATCTCATCGTAGATTGCCAAGCGAACGCGAGCCTGAATAGCCTTGACCATATGCTCAACCGCTTCTTGACCTTCTGGAGTATCAAGCACAAGTTTTGTGCCGTCAATCTTCCAATGATTTTCCTTGCACATAAACTTAGCCATTTAGAGCCTCCTCAATAAAGAATACGAGTTGTAGAAAAGCACATCCTAGTAGTGGGATGCCGATAAGAAGTAGCGCGATCATTTATGCCACCTGACTTTCTAGAACTTGTGCTTTTGTTGGGCGCTTGCCAAAGGCAAACAAAGGATCATCTTGTGAGCGTGTAAGTGTTGCGTTAAAGCGCACACGATCGCCCTTTGAAGGATTGATACCAGATGGAATGGTTACATATACAGTC